TAGTCATCATCCTTTTCTCTCACCTGAGACGGTTCATTCTTTGTATAAGCTAAAAGCATGTGACCTAATACTTGAGAATTAGTATACCAATCACCTTCGCCATCACCTTCTTCATAATGAGCACGACCGTCTTTAGCTCTTTCATGTGGTGTTTTATTCGCATCAAAATCTTTATAGATTGGTCCAAACCCTTCTGTGTGTGAATGAATTTTCTCAATCATATCTCGATCTTCAATAACATGAAGATTGAAATAATTTAAATTTTGTTTAGATGGAGAATTGGTTGCGGCTTCTATGATAAGGTCTTTATCTTTTTCATCAACCTCTTCACTTAAATCCCAATTTCTCTGACATTTTTGAGACTCATGAATAGTCTCTTTAATCATTTTATGAAATGATCCGTGCATAATTACTCCTATTTAAAAGTCGAAATATTTCCTGTATCTTTTACCAAATATGCATCAAAGGTAACGTCCGGATATTTTTTTGAAAGGGACATAAAAGAATTCAAATTTTGTTTCGAATCATCAAACAACCTTGCTCTTTTATATAGTCCTGTTTTTAAATACTTTTGAAAAATATATTTTTTATTTTTTGCTGGAGAACCTAGATTTAAATTTCCAGCACGCTCTACATGTATCTTATCAATGTCTATTCCATGAGCTCTGAACGTATCTAAAAAAGTGTCTCTGTCATCAAAGTCTGATCGTGCAGTAGCCATAATAACTTTTGAGCCTTTTGGAACAGCTCTTTTAAGTATAGCTTTAGCCTTAGCGATCATTTTTCCAATTGGTGTTGAAGTTTGTTTAAAAAGTTTAGCAGATTTAAACTCTCCGAAATCAAACTCCTCTCCATCTTTAAGTTTATATGTATTAAACTCTTGATTCGTTAATGCATGTATAACCTTATCATCTTTTTTTACATGCACTTTCGCAGTCGTATGAAAAAGGGTATCATCTATATCAAAGATTGTTAATCCTTTTCCAGCAGCTTCTTCTAAGTATTGTAAAAATGACTTCATTGATTTCTTTCTTTATATTATATATCAATGTAATTAAAAAATCAAGTAAAAAGATACTATATTAAATCAACTACTTCACAACCACCAGGAGCCCCGCATGCCGGTGATTGCGCTCCTGCAGTGTGATCTTCTTTCTCATAATCTCCTAACTTACTCCAATTTACTTTCTTAGGCATTTTCATTACTAATTCATCGTGTTGTTTTTTATTACAATCTTGATATGGAGCTTGTTTATAATTATGTTCGCTAAATGGTAAAAATGAAATACCACTAATATTTTCAAAATTATCCCATACCCAAGAACCAACACCTAACCATTCAGGTTCTTTAACTGAAACAGTAACAGATGGTTTATGTTCGCACCAATGATCTTGATATAATTTCCAAAGATCTAACTGTTCGAGTGCGGTCAGATCTGTTCTACAAACAGCACCTTTTGGACTTTTTTGTGGAAACGCAAAAACTGTAGTATGATCTGGTTTTGTTACGTCAGGTTCATTAGGAAAATTTTGATCTTTCATAAATTTACACAAAGGATCTTTATTATCTGCTCGCACTGTTCTGATGTAATAAGGATTATGACGGGCATGAATACCACTAGCAGAATCAACCAACTGAGAAACAGTACCCGAAGGTTTAACACACGTAATGGCGGCTGATCTAGGGATACCGAGTTTATCAGCCCATTCTGCATTCGTTTTAATGGCAATCTTACGAAGTTCATCCAATAATTCACCAGTTTTCTTTTTACCAGATTTACCATTAGTTAATCCATTGTCCATGATCCCGGTAAGAGAAACTCCGAGCAATCGTTCCTCTGCGCAGTTTCTGTTCCACTCTCTTGTAAGATATTTGAAGTCGGTGAGGGTGGACTGAAATGTTCCAAGAATGGTCGCACTGCGAACTTTGTTTTTGAGAGACTCGCTAGTGTCTGATCCTCTGACAACGACTTCGGAGAGGTTGCAGAATTCTCTTGATCGTAAAATGATTTCGCTGCACGGATTTGTGCCAAAATCGTCTCTGGCATCTCGTCTTCTAATAAAATTTCCATTTCCATCTGGTTCTCTTTCATTTAATTTTTGAACTTGGCTTTTAGCCGATACGCTGTTATATATTCCACGCTCTCCAGATTTTGAATCATAGAGAGATAACCATTCTCGCATAAAAGTCCCAACATCTGGCTTTTCTTTATAATTAACTGAATTGTTTGCGAGTGACCGTTGTACATTAAGTTTATACCATTCGCCATGTTTTGCGAATCGCATCTCTCTATCGTTTAAATCAGACAAGCTAATAAGAGCACTTCTACGAACTCCTCCGACAACAACAACTTCTGCTGTTTTACAAATAATATCATGACATTCAATAGGTTTAAGTTTTCTTCCGGCTGAATTTTTAAATATATCTTTAACAAAATTAAATAAATCAACTAATGGTTCGGGTCCTGAAGCCCGACCACCAAAAGTCTTTAATGGCATCCCAGCAGGTCTTACTTTACTAACATCCCATTTAGGTATCAAACCTTGATATAATAAAGCAACTAATTCTTTATATGATTTACACCATCCTAACTTACTATCAGCAACAACAATAACAGTATCTGTTGGATAAAATTCTTCAGCGATTGTCGGCATCTGTTTTGTATATTCTTCTTCAACAGAAAATCCAACACCTGTTCCGTTCATTAAAACATACATAATTTCATCAAACGTTCTTTGATTATCACATTTTACATATGAGCAATTATAACCGGATACATTTTCCTTTTTTAATGGAACCCCGGCTGTCATCATACATCTCATAGACGGCATAATTTCTAAATTTAAAACTTCATCTTCTAATTGTTTTCTTTCTTCATCAGTTAAATCATAATTACATTTTTCATTTAAATCTTCTTTAAAAAAATTAAAATACCTGCCAACTGTTTCTGGCCATGTTTCTCTTCTTTCATTTTCATAATTCCATCTTGCATATCTAGAAAGATGTATAAAGGATTGGTATTCTGTAGGCAAATTCATTCTTCTTTCCCTTCTGGTTTGAGCTTTTGTAAAAATTCCGTTGATTCGCGCTCTGATAACCCGTACTTTGCCATTACCCAACTACCATTTAAATTGTCTTTAATTATACGCATTTCTTTTTGAGAAAAAGAAACTGCATTTAAAATATAATCTTCAAACGCGTCACAACAAAGGGGAAATTTGGGTTTCACTAGATTATACATCACTGATGCATAATCTCTAACTTCTTTCTGTGCGTGTTTGTCCATTCTCAATTTACAAAATCCAAAAAAATTATGTAAATCTGTTTTCCAAATAACTTCTGTATAATTGCCAACAGGCAGTACTGAGCGTGCTAATTCTCGAGCTAAATCCAGATCTAGTAAATTTTTGTAGGCCCAGGAAGCATTATCATATTGGCGATTAAATTCATATTTAACCAGTCCTTTTTTTTCAAGATCTTCGCCCCTACCTTGGTTATTCTGTTTTGATTGCTTTTGAATATCATTATCATGTGGTACGTAAAAATCATTGCTCATAATTGAGTATCGTCCTGAATACTCATTTAAGTTCGCCGTCCGATGCCGAACTATTTGTCTCATCACAAAAATTGGTAACTTAATATGAAACTTAACTTCACACATCTCAAAAGGTGATGTGTGTTTATGCCTCATTAAATACCGAATGAGATTTCTTGTTTGACTAGCCTTCCGAGTGCCAACACCATAACTAATTCGCGCTGCGTTCTCAACTTCTTCATCATCACCCATAACATCTAATAATTTAACAAATCCAAATTCATGGACTTTCACTTCTTCTGTCATGTCCTTTTCCATTGATTTAATTTTACCCGTGCAGGTAAGCCACGAAAGGTGTTAGTATTTATCGTCTCTTCAATCTGCAAAATGTCCATTCCAATCAGCACCATATCGTTAATATCTTTAACTTTAATTGCATCCGGCCATATACAAACTGCAAATCCTTTTTTCATGGCTTTCTCCATCTTAGCCACAATTTCTTTATTTCGTCGTTCGTTATCATAAACAAAAACAACATCGCGAGCGTAAAATTGAGTAGTGTCATCTATATCACTACCGGCCATAGCCAGAGCGTTAGGGAGAAACATACTATCAATAGGGCCTTCAACAATGTAAGTCCTTTGAGTTGGATCATTTCTATCTAATCCAAATATTTTACTTGCATCCTTATCAATCTTAACAGTAAAATACCTTAGAGTTGAATCCTCTAAACTTCTTCCTTGTGCTGCAATTAATTTTTTTTCTTTATTAAAAAACGGGATAATAATTCTGGGGTCATGTGGTCTTAATCGCGCAGCAAGTTCAACATCATATTTACTTACCCAACTTTTAAAACAATCCGCAAAGTACATATCACTATACCGAACTTTAGGTATTTTTCTTAAATCACAAAACTTTACAGCAGGATGATTTGCTCCTAATTCTATTAACTTAGGACACCCTACTTTTGTAAATACAGGTTTTCTAAAGACAGGTACTTTTTCTTCTTTATCTGGATGTGTATCATCACCCTCCTTTTCTCTCCACTTTTCAAAAGTATATTGCTTTGATAAAACAGGATCAAGTTTATCTATTAAAACTTTTAAGGGGCCACCAGAACCACAATTATGACACTTGAAAATTAAATTTTGTTTCTTATTAAAAAGATATCCCCTTGCTTTGAATAGATTCTTAGATGAATCTCCACATAATGGACATCTGAAATTATAAAGATCTCTAGATTTTCTTGTAAAACGTTGAAGGCGGGAGGATAATAAATTAGTATACTTATGATCTATGTAAAGACTCATATCTCTCAATAATTGGGGAATTTAATATAAAATTATATTATAACATAATAAAAAATTAATTTCAAGGATAAAAAAAGGGAATCTCAATGATTCCCTTTTGCCAAGGATGTTCTTTACTTGAACATTCGTATGATCTTAACGATTTCAACCCCCGCATTAATCGCTTCTTCTACCATTACTTCGGTATCATCAGCCAGGTCTTCTAATCCAAATTCGTCCTTGGCAAATTGCACCAATTCTGCGAATTCTTCATCGTCTAGGTCTTGGAGTTCAACTAAAATGTCTTCAATATTATCAATAGCTGGCCCCAACTTTTGTAATGGTTCAATAAATTTGAGAGCATCTGACCAACCAATATCACCGTCTTCCATTGCCGAAGCCGTTGCTTTTCCAAATGAAAACACAAAAGCTAAAACGTCTTTTGTCTCTTGTATTCCTGCCATAATTACCTTTCTAATCTAATTCTAATATAATTTTAAGATGGGAAAACTCTTAGATGTTCTTTAATGCCTTTTCTAGCTAGAATCGGCATAGCATCACCTTTTTTCTTCTTTTTTCTAACAGGTGGATCATCGCCTGCTTCGGCAGAACCTGCGATTCCACCTGCACCCATTGACATTGCGGGCGCATCTTCAATTACTTTTTCTTCGGGTTCATAATTTGAACCTAAAGTTGTTATTACTGGTATGATTGCTGCCAAATACATTTGCATTTTGAGAGGATCTAATCCCATTGTTTGGGCAGTTGCAATTGCATGCATTGCTTTTTTATTAGACATGTTTCTATGAACATCTTTAAATTTTGCTACTAAATTTTCATCAATTGTTTCTTCAATTAAAAACATCTGATCAGGATCATTCATATCTAATTGCCATTCATAACACATGTCTTCATAAAGAATTAAAAATTCTTCTTTCAATAACTTTTCATTTTGAAGTAATTTTAACGCTTTTTCTTCTTTAAGCAATAACAGTGCTGCAGCATAAGTTGCTATTCTTGATTTTCCTCCTGGTACGACAGCTAACAATCTTTTTAAATTGAAAATAAGTGTATCCATCATTGTATAAGCATCGCGTTGATCTTGAGTAGTAAATTTTCTTTTCTTAATAAGATTTTTACCATTCTTATCAATAATGCCTAATGCAAACGCTTTTGTTTTTTCAAAAGGTGTTACTAATCGTTTTAAAAAGGAAAATAGAAAGAATAAATCTGAACCTTGCGTTAATACTGATCTTAATCCTATAGGCATCTTAATTGCTTTATTACAAGTTTATCTAATTGTATATCACTATCTCGGATATCTCTACCCTTGACACCGCGAATAATTTTGGGCATCCTTCTTAAATAAATTAAAAAAGGTTTTAATACTGTCCAACTATTTTCTTCAATTTTATAAAATAATATTCGCGTTCCAGATTCATTATCAAATAAATTATATATCATAATTAAATGGTTAAGAATCAATCTTTCTTTTAACTCGCCGCATGCCAAATAATGATTTAAATGTCTTTTTAAATATTTAAATCGTTTCATGTCATCGCTATAATCCTCTGTACTTATACATTGAGGATTATTATAATGATTCATACAAAAAAATTCGATATTATTTTCATTAATATCATCAAAATTCATTCGCGTCGATCTTTTGGTCTTTCACAAGGCGTTTTGCTTCGACCTTCTTTTTCTTCTCTTCAAATGCTTTATCAACCATTTTATCTTCTTCAACTTTCTCAGGCTGATTATCCATCATAGACAAATAGTGGTTAGATACTTGTATAGCGCCGTTAAGAGAAGCGAGTGTGGACACAAGTTGTGTTTCTTCTGCCCTCACTGCTTCTATTCTTTCCTGTACGCTTGTAACATCTTTGTCTAAAAACCCTATTTGCTTTTCAATGTCTTCACGTTTAAACATAATTATCCATTTTATTAAATATTAACCAATATTATCCCACATTAACAAATACTTAGTTACACCTGAAACTTGGCACTTAATAGCACCATTTGCAGGCGCGGTATAAGAACCAGATGTATTAGCCCCAGTTGTAAAGAAAGGACCAACGTTCGCGCCGGCTGCGGCACCGTAACCACCTCCGGGTGCACAATCCATAGCAAACGAAACATTTTGTGAAGCTCCTGTTAAAGAAGCCGCTACATCCATTTTTAAAAATGCTGTGGGTGAAGCACTTGGAGCAGCTGCACTGTTTGCATGAGCTGCAATAATACAATAGGATGAACCAGCTGAAGAATCAGCACTATCCCATGTATTAAGATCTAAGATACCTTTAACAGCTGATACCTCTGAAGTGAAAGCAACATTTCCATCATGGATCTTTGCTGTAGCTGCAGATGCAGTTAATGTTGCAACATTACCTTGGGCCAATCCTGTTGCTTTAACATCAACAGTAATATCTGAAGTAACAATGCTATCAAAAATATCCGATGAGGAAGGTGCTATATTAGCAGTATGCAGAGTTTTATGAATCATCTCTGTTGTTGCTTGTGTAGTTCCGGTAATTGTATGTGTTACATTTCCGAAAAATGATTTAACGGTTAACTTTTTATTAACCGGGGATCCGGAAGGATCATCAATTACATGTAGTAAATCTTCTGACGCCGCTTCTGACGCGGGCGTTAAAGCGGTAATTTTCTTATCAGCCATCTCTTATCTCCTTGCTGGCTTTTGCGGTGGGACTCACCACCAGTTAAAATCATGCTGAGAATCGCTCTTGCGAAGGGTCTTTCTCAGACATCCAAATATTTAGGATACCAATCCTAAACGTGTCAATTCTGTTATAATATGTGCAGCGGTTGATGCACCGGCAACAAAAGTAGAATTAGCTGCGACGGGAGCTTTTCCATAAAATCCAACTATATCAGTTGCGGTTCCTATTTGTAAGCCACCAACAAATCTAATAACAGTAGTATTTGCAGATATGTACATATCTTTTTCTGTACCATCTTCAAATGCCATATCTATTCCAGATTCTAATTGCATATTACCAGTTTCAGAAAAGTTACTGGTAAAAGAACCATTATCCGGAACACTATCTTCTATTAATAGGCTACCTTGAAAATCAATTCTTGATTCTATTAAACCAACAATTTGCCATCGATCAGCTACCTTATGTCCGGTAACTGTATCAAATTTAATGCTGATACCATTAGCAAGCGCTTGATCAGTTCCGTCAATATCAACAGTTGCTGCTCCAGTTGAAGTATCGCCGTCTCTCCACCATTTAAAAGTATCATTAGCAGTTACGGAAGTACCATCAATTTCAACGTGCCAACACGAATTTTCTTCTAAATCTAAAGTTCCTAAAACAACTGTTAAATCATCTACCTCACCTTTTATTTTTTCAGGCTGTAAAACGGTCTTAGCATTTCGTAAATTTAGATCCCTTGCAATATTCGTATCCGCTCGCGATTGAATTTTATTTGAAACACTTCTAGTTGTCGTATCTGTAGAAAGTGCTGATAATAAATTATCTACACGAATTTTCTTATTTACAGGATTTCCAGAAGGGTCATCAACGATAATTAATAAATCTTCCGCTGTAGGACTATCATGTGTATTTAAAGCGGGAATTGTTTTATCTGCCATTTACTTTTCTTCCAATTCAGGGATCTCTACCTCTTTAGATTCAGCGGTTTGTAATAATGCACTACATGCTTGTATTGCACCGTCATAACTATGTATACCTCGTTTAGTACTCTCAACTTCATTCTGTAACTGAGAAAGACGCAATTCAAGTGCATCCTTCTCAGTTTTATAATTTTGCTGTTGTTGCATTATTTGAGCAACATTAACATTTTCAATATATTCCATAATATTTAATTAAATTAAGTTACTGTCAATGTAACTGCAGTTAATCCTGAAAGAACTAACAATGCTACAGTTGATCCATCGGTTGTATCTTTAATTGTTCCACCAGCAAGTAAAACGTTAGCTCCACCTAATGTAAGAACATCGCTTGTTGCAACTGTTTCAGATGCTTTGGTGAATGTAAGTCTATTCGTTCCGGAACCTGAAGCATAAACACAAACGTGTGGTCCTCGACCTGATCCGGATCCTTGGTTACCATTAGCAATGGAAACTGTAGGCGATCCAGTAACTGTAACTCTTTCATCCCAAGTGACCTGAACAGATACTGTTCGAGATCCACCTGTGATTGCTGACGCAGTAAATCTCATTGATGTAATAGATGGTGCGGCAAGTGTTGTACCAAGACCGCCCATAGCAACTAAAATTTCAGGGGCCGCGCCAGAATTCTTACTGGCTTTAGTATTGATGACCCAGCCATTGTCAGCGCCATAGATGTCTTGTTTATTGTATACTGCACCTTCTGTAGTACCTATCCACTTTGGTTTTTGTGCTTGCGTACCAGCAGCGGCTTTTCCCCATAAAGGCATTATGTCTCCTTATTAATTTTTAATATTTATAACAACTTTTTAAACTCATTTATAGATATAGTATCTATATTAGAAATATCTTTATTAAAACATTGTTCTTCCTGAATATGTATAAAGTCAACTTCAGGAAAATAATCAGTAAACATTGTTTCAAAATTTTGAATCCACCCTGCCGCTTTCACTGGCAATGCATAACTAGGAGCATAACAATCAGTATCTTTATATATATTGTTTACTTTTCCGTCATTTATGTTAAAATCGAACCCCATTAAATAAACTTTATCTGGTTTTTCTGTCTCACAACATATCCAAGTTGCAAGTGGTCCGGAATCTAACATAGGTATATGTTTTAAATCATCTACCACATTTATTTTATCATGCTTATCTACCCATGTAAACCAATGACAAGGATTTGCTAGTAAATCCATTGTATGGGTATCATCATGAAAAACTCTACTAATCTCTTGTCCGTAATAGGCGAATTTATAATCTGTTTTCTCATTCTCTATTACTTTTATATCAGGTGTCAATGTTGACCTGAAAACTGGATACATATCAGGATCCAGTAACTGAAAATTTCTAAACCAACATTGATTTGATTTAGGATATTGCGATTCTACCAACTCATGTAACATTTTATTATCAATACATATAAGATTGGTTGGTGCCCAATCTCTATACATCGCATTACAACCATATGTTGTATGATCTAATAATAAACTAAGGTCAAAATCTTTACGACTTTCACCATTCCCAATCACTATATACATATTTTTTAATGATAATCAGCATTTCCTAAAGGTTCTGCTGGTCTAGGTGCGGCATATGAATATGCATCTCCGACACGACTAACTGTTCCTGCTTCTACCATATCGTCCAACATTTTTTGTACTTGCTGTGGACTACACTTCAATGCTCGTGCAATTGAAGTCGCGGAAGCGGGCGCGTCATCAGAAGCAAATTCAGCACCAACCGGTACTGCCCTTTTTACACGACCAAAAGAACTGCCCAAATATTCCAATATTGACGTTGTAAGTTTTATGTCTTTAGATTCTTCTGTTATTTTCTCTTTGTATTTACGTACAAAAGAAACTCCTGCGCTTTCTTTCACCGTTGGCTCCATTTTTACTTTGTTATCAACTTTTCCTGTTTCTTTAATTTTAGATCCGATACTATCAGTATCTTCTTCTTTTTCTTTTTTTGCTTCTTTCTGATCGGCTGCCGCCCTGAATTTTCCGGCTTGTTTATCTCTCTTTGCTGCCCACTCCCCGGACTTCTCTCCTTTACCCACAGTACTTTTGAGGCCATACTTGTCTTTCACCATCTTCGCGTGAGCTTGTGTGGCTCTGTGTACTTCGGCATCCTTCTTTGCTGCACCGGCTGCGCGGTTTAATGTCTTTACTGAGAGTTCATCAACAGGTTCTTCTGTATGAGCAAAATCAGGCTCTAAGTCTTTTTTACTACGATTTGCAACTATTGCTTTAGCCTTTTCATATGCAAGTTTTTTTAGTTTTTCTTTAAATACTCTACGTCTTGCATCAATTGTTTCAGGCACTTCTTCAGCATTTTCTAATGCGGCATGAGCTATACCAACCAGTTTAGAACGCATAGTTCGATCTCTTGTATCGACTTTCACTGAAGGATCATCTACTTCTCTAGCACGTGCAGTGGCTTGTTGCTTCTTTTTTGCTGCTCTTTCTTTTTCTGATTGTGCCATTCGTTTTTCTTGTTCTTTATCATTTACATTAGATTGTGTTTCACGTTCTTTATCAGCTGTATTAGCATCTGATTGATTATCTTGATTTGTCCCAGCAGCCTTTTTTGCATTATCAGCTTTATTCTTATCTGCAATTTTTTCTCCTTCGGATTTTGCCTCATCTAGCTCATCATCTTCATCTATTATTGAGCCGGCTGCTTTTTCTAAATCCTCTAATTCACATTCATCTGCTAATCTTTGTACTTCAGGCGAAGGAGCATCTATTGTTCCCATCTTAGTTGCATATGCAAGCGCAACTAATCTACGTTCTGGTGTTTTAATTAAACGTTCACCAATTTCAGTCCATGTAAGTCCATCATACTTCTGATGCATTTCAGACATTAACCAGCCATGATAATTTTCTGTGTTCATTTTCTTCATGACTTTATCAGCAATCTTTTGATCATTCATTAAGATCATTAAAACAGATTGCCGGGGTTCTTCTTCCATACTATCTAAGTAAGGTGCTAACTTATCATAAGAACGTTGCTTTATTAACTTTGCAGCACCTTCAAGAGCCAATTTATCTCTACCTCTTGTTACTTTTGCTAACGCTAATGTTTCTTTATAGATATCAATTACGCCTGGTTTTCCATGAGAGACTGATTCCATATTTGTAACTGTATCCTGTTTCTTGGAATACTCAACCTCTTCTGGATCACCTTTCTTTTTCTTCTTCTTCTGTTGCTTCTTCATATTATCATCTTTATATTCATCCTTAGACATTTCATCTACGTCTTCAACCTCTTCTTTTTTATCAATAGCTTTACTAATAGCTTTTCTTTTAGCGTGAATAACTTCATCAGAATCATCTGTATCGCCATCATTGTCGATATCTTTATCTTTACGATCATCAAACTTTTTCTTTAATGCTTTAGGTTGGACCTTATCTATTTCTTCTCCATCATCTGACTTATCATTAGTATTGTCTTCTTCAACAGGAGGTGTTCTCTTTAACTCCTTTATCATCTCAATATCTTCGGGTGTTATCGCCGTATAATTAGCGGGATAATATTTTGACCAATCCATTATTTGCTCCTGTTGGCAATAATTTTGGAAATCATCTTATCGAATCTTTCCATTTGTTGTTTCCTAATTTTGTCTTGTTCTGATTTAAAATCCTCTCCGGGAGTTAAATCGACAACATATTGTCTATATTTATCTGTTCCTAATTCTAACTGTTTACCTTCTTTAGCTCTATCCTTGTGCCATTCCTTTAATCCGAGTATTTTCTGCAATTTTGGGCGTACTGGCTTACTAATATCAATTTCATTAGTAGGTAATTCATCTATTCTTTCGTACATATATGAAAGATTTGCTACATCATAATTAACATCTTCACCTAATAGGGTAATAAAATCAGCTGCTTTTTTCGTATGTTCTTTTAATTTAGATACTTCCCATAAAGCTATTGGTGCTCCAAAAGCCATTTCAAATCTTCCCCAAAAATCCGCTGCTTCTTTTAAAGCGCGCTTATAATATTCTTTTGTTGTTTTAGTAGTTGCGAACTCTTTTAAATATTCAAATATATCTTTAGTGATATCATCAACCCAATATTCCTTATTTTCAAAAGTGACCTTGTCCATCATTATAGATTCTTTTGGAGCACTTTTTTCTAAGGGACTTTTTCCCGCGGCCGCTTTTGCAAGAATGTCATCTATATTTGTACTGTGCTGTTTTTTTGTCTTTGGTTTATTTGCATTAATAAAATCAGTTTCTGCTTTTTTGGGATCCTTTATTGAATTTTTCATTTTCCCAATTGGCGCACCAGGACCTAACTTTTCTTTTATTTGCGCTTCAACAACTGCTAATTTCATATTTTTTCGTAAAGTTTGATATAACAAACGTTTATCTCTTTCAGCTAATGAATCAGGCAACCCTTCTTTAAACTTATCAAAATCAGCATCAACTGCAAGAGATCTTAAATTAGATGCTGACATACCCGACGCATCATCTGCATCAGGGTCTCTTTCCCCTGCGCTTTCTATATCTATTTTTTTAAAATCATAAAAGCCATGTGGTTTATCCTTAACACCATTGTATTGAGACAAAAGCTTTTTAAATTCATTTATCCTATCACTTCCAGCAACCATAATGATTTGTTCATATCCATCATCATGCAATAGTGAAGCGACTCTCATAACATCATTGGGTTGATCTTTGGAATATTTGAAAATATCTTGGCCTCTAGGCTTAAACATTTTCTTCATCCATTTAACTTTATTTTTATAATCCAATGGATTTTTTTTCGAATCTTGAGAAGAACTTAAAAAAACAAAAGCGTCGGCTCGATTTCGTTTAGCCACAGTTTCAATTTTATTAACTAAAACTTCATGTCCAATCGTAGGGGGATTGAATCGACCAAATGTAAATACAGCGGTTTTTAACGAACCTTCCCGCAATTGCGTAAATGAGATCAATTTTCTCCTTGAACCTTTTCAAGATAAGCGTCTGTAACGGCTTTGTTTACTTTATCATCAGACATTTTTTCAAATCCTATTTCTTCCTCTTCAATACCTTCTTTTGCAACTTTTTTCGCGATTCTTAATACGGCTGTCGCAACATCACTATATTCGCCCGAGAACGGTCCGCTACCAAAATATTCATGTGATTGTGGTTTAATGCTCTCTTTAACAACTTCTCCCGCTCTTGCCCTTTTAAGCTTAGCTTGAGTTTCTGGAGAGGAAGGAGTTTCTCTAGCCTTCTTCCTCATCTCTGCTTCTTTTCTTTTATTATCATACATATCAACGCCTTCTTTGGTATCTTTCTTCTTTTTCAGTTCACCCTTGGAGAGAGGTCCTAGCTTTTCAAAGTCTTTATCTCTTGGTTTCTCCCATGCTTCTTTCTTGTCAGCAGCTTTACTGAATTTAAATGCTTGATAATCTTTTTTAGCTGCTTGGTAATTTGCACGTTTCGATTTAAGGTTTTGACCTGGTGGTTGACTAGTATCCCCAACCCTTGAAGCGGCCTTATCTGCCTCACCCCTCTTTTGGCCGGCTTGGTCCCTAGCAGTGTTCGCTGCTCGTTGTAATAAACCTTTTGAAAGTTCGTTAACGGGCTCGTCTTTCTTTATTGTATTTCCGCGGCTTCTAGCAAGAAACATTTTGTCCCGAGATTTCTTCGCTGAAGTTGATCCGAAGATCCCTTCATTTTTTGATTCTGCATCATATCCTGGATGACTGATTGTCTGTGCAGTTTTCTTCTTTTTCTTTAAAAGATTATCCGTAGCATCTTCTGCATGCATATGTTTTTTCCAATCATCGCCTGTCTTTAAATCATGTCTAGTTTTTACAAGAACGTGATCGGTAGGCATTTTCGGGTCCCTTATCGCTTTTTGCATTTGCCGCAGCGAGCCGGAATGTGTAACTTTACCCTTTTCAGTACTACCTTGAACTATATGATGATTAAAAACTTCTTCTGTAAATTCTTTATAATTTTTCATTAAACTCCTACCAGTTTTCTCTGTCTACTCTTGCATCTGAAAATTCTTCTATCGCATCAAAAAAACCTTGCATCATATAAGGTAATTTGGGTTGTTTTCTACCAAACTTTTCCATATATTCTTCAAATACTTGAGCCAATTTATTTTTAGCTCTATCTGGCGCGGCATCAATACATTCACCAAGAGCCTTAATCATTTTATCAGAATACTTAGATTCATTTATTATTGAAAATTCTTTATAATTTCTCATTGGTCCCAATCCTAATCTCTGTAATCTATTAAAGCTGTTCTTAGTTTTCTTTTGTCTGGTCCAGTACCAATAATGGAATCACCAAAAGAGTCTCTGTCAACCCACAGTTTCTTTTTTGCTATAGCTTGCATGACTTTCTTTCCATCTCTACTATTATTTGGTGCCATATTGATATCGCAATATTCTTCAATATCCTCAAAAAATTGATCTGGATTTTTTACTTTGCTAAGTTCTTCATGCCAATAACCCTCATCTATAAAATCAATAACGACCTGTTGGCCTCTACTTTCTTTTCCATCCTTGTCGCTTGGTCTTCCACCTTGTAGTGTTCCTAGGAAAGTGTAAGGTTTTGCTTTTGCTTCATCAACCCTAACCCTGCCTATTTTACCTTCTGATAAACCTCCGCCGAAGTCTAATTTAAAATCCTTATATGTTTTCATTGGTCCCAATCCTTTTCTGCAGTGAAATTTATTCTACTAAATTCCATTCTGTTAACTAATTTTAATCCCTTACCAGAATCAAATGAATCTATAGCAACAAATCCTTCTGGTTTGGTTACTTTATATCCTGATGAGGTTTTAATAAATGTAGAAGTTAAACCTTTAACTTCTTCTAACTTTTCTACAATATATAGTTTAATATTATTTATTAAAGCCATTATACGAAAAACAGTACCTATTTGATCTAAATTTCCATTTAATTTTTTTAAGAATTCATCAACTGTCATTTGTTTCCGCGAACGTCCTCTTTCTGTTTTCAGCTTTGATACTTCTTTATCCAATTTAGATTTAATAAATTTTACAGCATCTCTCGCTAATCTTTCATCTATAAATTCTCCTTCTCTGACTTTCGAATTTATATAGGTTTTAATATGAACTTTTAATATATTATCATCTTTGATACTATCAAGAAATCGGCCATTAACTTTATTAAAATCTTTTCCTAACTGAGATAACATTCCGGTAACTTTAGTTTCATCAGTTTTAGTAAATGTTGCTGTTCCGCTTAAATCTGTAAAATCAGCATTAACTGCCCAAACATCTTTATGTTTTGTCCATTCATTTACATCAGCTCCAAACTCTGCTTTCAGATCTGTTAAATCTTCTTGTCCTGCTGTTCTATATGTTGTATGAAAAACAATTCCTATTTTTGCTTTAATTATAGCATTTGATAGTTCCGTATTTAAAGGGACAGCGTATGTTATTGTATTAGGTGTAAACGTAACTTGTTTTTCACCACCAATTGTTTTAATTTTCTTTTCTCTATCATCTGTCCAAAGCACATCACCTTGAAA